TGTGTCTTTGCCTTCCCAATTAACACGACCTCCATGTACGGGCTGTCAGGTACGACAACAATGGCTGGCGGTATTGGTGACTCAGGCACGCTTGGATACACGTTTGCAGATAGCGCGCTAAAGGCGTTTGCTAAAGCTGATCGTGTCTCGGCAATTGAGTTTGCTGGCATTTATTGAACCACTGTCTCAGCGTCCAAATAAGGCATAAGCAATGTGCTAACGCGGTTGGTCAAGCTGCGACCCATGCGGTATGGAGATGTAGCAAAATCCACGCCCTCGATTTGTCCACCAGCTGCAACTCGTGATTGAAAGACCTCGACGCTAACAGCCAAAATTGCTGACTCAATTGCTGGTGTGCTGGCATAGATTTGAGCAGCTGAGTAACCAGACAAGGTTGCTTTGCCATTTGGCACGATTGGGCGCAATGTAATGTCAGCATTTGTAAGTGCTGCTGTGAAATAGTAAGGCGCGTTGTCAACAACTGTAAAAGTCGCGCTAAATGGTGCAGGCAAGCCTGTCACAATTACGGATTGACCCGCTACAAAATAATGCTCACGGATCGTAAAAAATGTTGCCACGTTGTTTTCTAGCTTGTATGCATCAATGCCTGAAACGTTTGCCACCAGCATTGGCAAAATGACGTCCTCGCTGGTGTTGATAATTTCGTCTAAATAACTATCGCTGTAAAGTGAAACGGACACGCCAAGCACCGTGCGCAACTGGCTAGCTGTGACAATGGCTGGCATGTCCGTTTCCTTTCGACTGCTGCGGCGAGATCGGGAGAACCCGCCGCATGATTAGTTAGTGTCTATTACGACTTGTTGATACCAAACGCGCCTGCACCGATCTTGGTTGCAATTGCGCCGTATCCATAAACTGATACTGCGATTTGACCTGTTGCGATTACGTCTGCACGCAAACGGTATGTTGGTGACTCATACCATGTGTAAGCACTTGGGTTGATAATCAACATTGAGTCATCTTTGTCAGTGTCATTTGCTGTTGCGACATTTGCTGTCACAAATAGGTCAAGACCCGCAACGTTTCCACGGATTGAGTCAGGGCGTACAACACCGCCAGCATTGCTTGGCTGTGATGCGTTGTAAATAGGACGTCCTGAGTCATTAAGTGTCATGAGGTTTGCCCACTGGCTTGTATTGACTAGGAGATTGCGAGCAAAGCCCTGTGTGTTTGAGTAAACAGACGCTGAACCGCGTGCAATAAAACCAAGCAACTCAGCAGCTGTTGGGTATGTTGTAAGTCCTGTGCCGTCTAGTGTTGCGCCAGTTGCAATTGCTGTGTGCACTGCTAAATCTGTCGCCTTTGCATAAGCTGCTGCCATGTTTGACAAAAGCTCGTTAAAAAATAGCGGTGATGTGCGGTCAAGTAGCTCAACGCTAAATGTCTGCTGTCCTGAGTACTTTGCAACGTTAACTGTTACAAATGCAGAGTTTTGATCTGTCTCTGATGCTGTTCCTGCTTCTGATGTCGCAGCAACGGTCGGCATAACGGTGATTTTCGGAATTTCGAAACTCATGCCCGCGTCAGGCAAGACTCCACGGCTGATCGCATCAATGCTGCTTCTGGTCGTGTTAGCTAGTCCGTTAATTACTTCTGTCAATTGACGTGTCGGTACTAGACCTGCATTGTCTGTTGTATCTGCCGCTGCTGCAACGTACTGACGAGCATTTTCGTCGCCCATTGATGCGCGGATTGTGTTTTCCAAATACTTAGCAGCTGTGAACTCTAGGCGTGGCTTTGATGTCCAACCACCCACTGCTGGCTTTGCATTTGCTGTTACTGACTGTGCGGCTTCTACCGTTTCGACGGCTTCCGCTGGTGTAACGGTTTGTTCCACTTCGTCGTCCTTTTCTGTTGGTGTTGCATCTGACTCAATTGTTGAGTCAGAAATCTCCTCGTCGCCCTCAGTAGCTGCGACCTCAGCGACTCGCGCTGATCTAATTGCTGGCTCTGACGTTAAAGCAACGCCAGTCATTTCGCCCTTAATAATGCGTACTGTGCCGTCCTTCAAGGTTTCATACTCGTCAAAATAAACCTCAACGCTAAAACCGTCGCGCAAACCTTCAGCAGCTTCTACAAGTGCATCTGTCCCAGCTGTTGTGTTGGCGATCTTAAATGTTGCATCAATGCCTTGCTCGTTTGACTCAATTGACAAAGTCTTACCAATACGGCGTGTGCGGTCATGCTCTAGGTTAAGCAAAACAGACTTTGCTTCAATGCTGCCCTTAGCAAATTGCACTTTGCCAATTGAGGCGTTTCCTGTTTCCTCAAATGTCACAATGCGACCAGTGATCGTGCGACTGTTTGAGTCAGCTGCGGTGATAGCAATTGGTGTGATGAGTTTTTTCATAACAACATGTCCTCCTCTGCGCGTATTTCCTCGATCGACATTGCGCCGATACGATTTAAGATTTCATAAACCTGCGCGCGCTCGTATGGATTACCACGCAAGAAATTGTCTAAGTCAAACATGACTTTGTTGCCAGCTGGTGTGAAATCGGCAAAAGATAACCTTTGTTCCAAGATTGACATGTAATTTCTAAAAGCAAAGTCCACAAGGTCGCGCCTTTTGTCTAAAGCGTTGGCGTAGGTAAAACTCGACTGCTGGCTGTCTGTGAAATAAGCAGGCAACCCACACGCACGGCTTAATTCTAAAGATACATAGTTTCTGGCTTCATTGAGCTGCAAATTCTTAGGGTCAAAACCAACTGACTCCATTGTGACGTCAGCGTTAAGAAATGCCGTTGATTTGTTAGCACGCGCTGTGCGCCAAGCACTAAGAATTTTTGCAACACGATCTGCTGGCAATGATGTGCCGTTAGATTTCAAGACCATAAGCGGTGTTGGCTCATTGGCAAAATTAAGTGACGCCTTTTCTAACGCGGCAGCAGCTTTGATTGTGCGACCTGCACGCGCTAACAAACCCTCTTGTGTATTTGGAAACACGACCAGATTTGTTGGGTCAATTGGCTTTCCGTCGATCTCATAAGCTGTAATTTCTGTTTTCTCAAAATTTGTAGTAATTGATACGCGCTCTGGTGCAACTCTTTCCATTGCGCGAATTTTTCCTGTATCGGCGTATCTTTCCATGACCATTGCATACGCTGCGTTGTGAAAGAATAAATCGGAAATCAGCCAACCGTAAAAGGTAGAACCTGGTATGCGTGGGTCTGGTTGATTGATAACGCGTGGCTGTGAAATCTTTTCGCCTGTTGCTTCATTGCGTGTATGCAACGGTAATGATGCAATTGTTTGCATGATGCTTAATGCACGCGCAACTGTTGGCACGCTCATTGCTTCTGCGCGGTTTGCTTGCGCTATGCCGTAAAAGTAAAAATTGTTGTTTTCTGTAAAATACGGCGCAAGAGATGCGTCAACGTCCAAAGGCTCAGCTGTGACGGCAGCTGTAACCTTTGGCACAAATAGATCGAATAAACCCATGTCCTAATTCTGACAGGCTTATACGATCAACCAACCATGATGTCAAGATCATTGTCTGGGCGTGTCGCAAAGTGTGTAACAAGGGCAACGGCGACTGCCCCGCAAACTATTGCGTTACTGGCTCGTCTGCCAATGACCCAACCGCCGTCACCACGGCGCAATTGCACCGCAGCTAGTATTTCCTCAGTCAGCTGTGATTGCCCTCGGTGTTTGAGTCTGCCGCTGTTAATAGCCGACAACATTTCGTCGCAGCTCTGCGGATACGCGCCGTCCATGTCAAATACTGGTATGCCAGCAGGTGCAAGCCGTGAGGCAACCGCGCCAGCTGATTTTCTGCTGTAAAGCACATACTCAGTCGGATACTTGCGCGCATAGTCTGCTAATTCGTTTGCAATTTCCCGATCATCAAGCTGCAACTCATTTGACCAGCTGTGCAGCAGCTTTACGACAAACGACTCATTTTCAAGCTTCTGCGCCCCAACGAGACTTGCTCGTTTTCTGTCTGGTGAAAGATCGATAGCCAGCCACGTCAATTTCTCAGGGTCAAGGTCAACTGTTTTGTCAAGGCATTTGTTCCATGCGCTCGCATCAACAATGTTTTGGATTGCCACAACCCACCTACACAATACCTCGGACATGACCACGTTTGGCGGGTCATTGAGTACTGACCTGATGTTGTCCTCATGAATAGTCACGCCCATTGCTGGGTTGGCATACCGTGCATTTTCCACGCTGATCTCATCTGTTGGCGACGTGATTTAGTGGATTTTGCGTTTCGCACATACATGTCAATTATTGAACAACGCTTGTCATTTCGTTATTTCAAAACAGCTGGCAACAAAG